TCAAGGTCAGAGGTAAAGCAGGAGATGCACGGAGTGATGGAAGCATTACACAGACTAGAAGATAAGTTAGATAGAGTATTAAGTAGAGAGAGCAAATGAATACATTTCAAGGATTTAAACCTTCAGGCATGGAAAAGATAGCCAATGCTATGGGGTTTCAAGGTAATATAAAAGACTTTCAAAAGTTTTTACAAGACAATCCTGATAGACAGACAGAGATGATGCGTTATCAAGACATGGCACGTAAGATGGTAGAAGGTGGTTATGTAAAGAAGATGAGTAGAGGTGGAGATATGTTAAGTGTTTCTCCTGATCCGTTAAAACCAAAAACTACCATCACAGGTATAACAGCTAAACGAGTTACAGATCCTAAGTTACCCAAAGGTGCTGTTGTAAATCCCTATGGTATACCTACATCTCCAGATCAAGACATAGATCCCAGTGCATCTAAGCTAGGCACTACACCTACAGGCACTGCTACAGATGCAGGATCTGCTTCCACAGCTACTGCCTTTAATCCTAATCCAACCTTTAGTTTTTTTGGTCCACAGGATATGAGAAGGCAGGATTCATCAGATCCAAGAAGCATGGTGGCATCCTCTCCATTTCTTATTTCGAATGAAGCTCAAGCAAGAACCTATGATGCAGATCAAAAGGCTACACAAGTAGACAGTGTAAACAAAGCACTAGAAGCTGCCCAAACAAATCCAGATGATGTAAGAGCAAAGGTAAATGCACAATCTGCTACTGAATCTTTAGTCGGTGGCAAAGAAGCTGCTCAAGGTAACGCACATCTAATAAACAGTCCTGCAAGAAGAGAGCTTGAAGCAGGTGAGATTGTAGACCCTGTAGCTAATGCTGAGAAAGCATCTAAGTTTACAGAAGAAGTACAGGCAGCCACTGCTACACCATCAGAGAAAGCCACTGTACAAGGACAGTTAGCTACGCTTACAGCAGACTTTGATGCAACTGACCCACCTGCGTGGGCTGCAGGTGCTTTAAGAGGTGTGCAAGCACAGATGCAAGCCAGAGGTATGGGAGCATCTAGTATAGCAGGACAGGCTATGGTTCAGGCAGCCCTAGAGTCTGCTCTACCTATTGCATCAGCCGATGCACAAACTCAAGCATCTTTTGAAGCACAGAACTTATCTAACAGACAGCAACGTGCCATGCTTGCTGCCCAACAACGTGCTACATTTATGGGCATGGAGTTTGATCAAGGGTTTCAAGCCAAAGTTATGAATGCATCTAAGGTTAGTGACATAGCTAATATGAACTTTAATGCAGAGCAACAAGTCATACTAGAGAACAGCAGAGCCGTAAATACTATGAATCTTGCTAATCTAAGCAATAGACAAGCTCTAGTGATGTCAGAAGCAAGTTCACTGGCTAACTTGGACATGGCTAATCTAAGTAACAGACAGCAAGCACAGGTTATGAATGCACAAAGCTTCTTGCAAATGGATATGGCTAACTTATCTAATAAACAGCAGACAGAGTTATTCAAAGCTCAGTCAATGCAGACTGCTCTGTTCAATGACCAAGCTGCAGAAAATGCATCAAGACAGTTTAATGCAACAAGTCAGAATCAAGTAGATCAGTTCTTTGCAAATCTAAAAACTCAAACATCTCAGTTCAATGCTGCCCAACAAAATGCTCACAAGCAATTTAATGCAGGTGAAGCAAATGCAATGGAAAAGTTTAACAAGGAGATGCAGAATCAGCGTGACCAGTTTAATTCAAAGAACAGACTCATCATAGATCAGAATAATGCACAGTGGAGAAGAGAGATAGCTACTGCTGATACTACAGCCATAAACAGAGCTAATGAACTCAATGCTACTGCATTACTCAATATGTCAAATAGTTCGTACAATAACTTGTGGAATTACTATAATGATGTAATGGAAATGTCATGGGAAAGTTCTGAGAATGAAAGACAAAGAATTGTGCAGATGGCAATAGCACAGTTACAGTCTGAAACATCTAAGGAGTTAACAGAGATGAAAGCAGATTATGATAGTGCAGTAGGTTTTGGCAGTCTGATAGGAACATTCCTTACTGCAGGAACAGATAGTATATTAGGGAGCTTTTTTAAATGAGTAGATACAGCCCAACAAACCCTGCCGTAGATGCTTGCTTAAATTTAGAAGCAATAATCAATAGGCAAAAACCTATAGAGCTAGAATCAAAATCTACTAAAGGATTTTTTAAAAAACAAACACCAACTCCATCTGAAGCAAAAGAGGATGTAATGGATAGAGTAGCTTCCTATGTGAAGGCAATTAGAGTAATAAGAGAGAAGTATAAAAAAGATGGCTGATGATAGACAAATACCAATGGATTCACCTATTCCCGGAATGGGGATGACTGCACCTGTAGGTGGTAGACCTTGGCAACAACCACCACAAATGGCTACAGTAGAAGAAGCTATGGAATATTATATAGCAAAACTTGAAGATCCAGACTTTGCACCAGAATTATTAACAGTTATAGAACTAGGTGTGCCACTGACAACTCTTTCTAATACTATGCAACTAGCATCTGTTATGGAGGGTAAACACAGCATTGATGTGGGTATGCTTGTAATACCCATACTGGTAGAACTTATGTCAAACATGGCTGAAGCTAACCAAATACCATTTAAAAGTGGTATGGAGAGAGAAGATCAAGGTATCAGTCCTGCTACCATAGCTCTTGCTAGAAAGAAAGGCAGACTAAAATCAATGCAACAGCAGGATGACACTCCACCACCTGCACAACCAGAGCAGACAGAGCAACCAACAGAACAATCACCTATGGGTTTGATGGCAAGAAGGGAACAATAGTATGAGTCTACCAAGATTTTTAGGATTAGGTGCGAAAGGAATGGCTACCAGTTTTCAAGCAGCTTTAGATAGAGAAGAAAAAGGAAAAGACAGAGCATCTAGGGAAGCTTCAGCCGCAGCTAATAGAGCGCATGATTTAGATTTATTGTATACTAGAAGAAGAAATGAAAAACTAGATGGATTAGTTGCAGTAGAAGAAGCATTAAGAGCTTTAAATCTTGATGAGAATGTTATTGCTGCAAATCTTGCAGGTGGTCTGCCCGGAGCAGAGAGATTAAAAGCACTACACGGCATAGCATTAGAAAATGATATAGATTTTAATTCATCAATAACAGCTACACTAGGCGATAACTTTAATATGGATGAGTTAGAGGGGGGTGCTGTAAATTATGTGAGAAGCAATTTATTAGATGCACGAGTAGATGGCAAGATATACAAAAATCCATATAAGATACAAATATCAGATGAGTTAAAAGCGTTTGAAGCCATAGGAGATCCTAGAGGTTTTAAGAAACAGATAGAATCTGCACAAATGAAAGTGTTTAAATTACAACAACTTGCAGATCAAACCACAGATCCTATTAAGAAGAATCAATATAAGACCACTATAGAAAAGCAGAACAAGTTTGTTGATAAATTAACAGATAAATATCTAGAGCTAGAGAATGAAGGGTCTGCAGGATTTGATAGCACTGTAAACTCTTTGGCACTCCGTCTTGTAAACAACACAAAGAAGCAAAGATTTGGTGGGCTTGTTACAGAGGACAGTTTGGGCAACTTAAAAGTAAAGCTAGAGGGCAATCATGGAAGAGCTTTTGAGTCCTACCTTTCTACTTTTGAGTCTCTAAAGAATCTTAGATTTGATTATAGCCCAAGCAATCCAAATGCAACAGTGAGTAAACCTATGTATAATGCTCTTACTACTTTTGGTAGAAGTGTAGTAAAAGAAGAGTATGAAAATGAAACAGCAAACTATTTAAGATCAAAAAAACAAGGTGATCAAATTGTGGGTAATCAGAGAAAGGCTGTAATTAATATTTCAGGTATGACAAAGGCAAATATACAACAAGCAGTAAAACGAGGAGATGTTGTTAAAAATAATGCAGGACAGTATAAAATATTTAGAGGATTTGGAGAGCCAAATCAGAGTAATCCTGCAGGAGTAGTATTTTTTCCTGAAACACTAGCACAATTAGAATTATACACGGATAACTAATGAACCCACTAACTACGACACCAGAAGATGATGCATTTTTTGAGGGGGTCAGTAGCCCTAATATAAATACGTCTACTCCTGCTCCTACATTTAAGGGAATGCAATCATCAGAAGAAGATGACGCATTCTTTACTGAGTCACCTCCTGTTGAACGAGAAGACAGTATGGGTGACAATGCTAATATTCCCCCAACCAAAACTACAGAAGAACAAAAAACAGAGACTGCTCCTGAAGGAGAGGAGTGGGGCTTTGGTAATTATGTACAAGATATAACAAAGGGTGCAATAAGAGGTGTACCTAGTGCCATAGCTGAATTTACACAGTTTGTTGGGGATATAGATGAAGCATCAAAAAAGTATTTAGGCACATTAAACTTTGAAGATAAAGGTAAAAAAGGTTTTGATGTCTCAGATTTATTTCAGATACCAGACTACATATCAGGTGATGAATATGTAAAATTAAAACAGCAGTATGGTGATGAAATAAAGAACGGAAATTTACTATACAAAATATCTAACGAGATTGAGCAAGGTAGAGACAAATTTGTTACAGGTATAGGAAAGGTTACAGGCTTAGAAGAGTTTCAAACACCTGAAGCTGAGTCTGTTGTAGGATTGATAGCAGAGGGTACAACACAGTTTGCTACAGGTTGGGGTGTTGTAGGCAAATTAACTAAACTAGGTAACTATGGTTACAAGAATTTGTTTCTAAGAGAAGCCATAGTGGGTGCGGCATTCTTTGATCCTGAAGATTCTCTGATAACAAACTTTGTAAGTCCTGCAATGAAATCTTATTTTAGTGAGATGTCAGAGGAAGAGCTTGAAGAGTGGATGGCACAAGAGAAAGAAAAAGCAAAAGATAACGTGTGGGTAGAAAGAGGTAAGTTAGCTGTAGAAGGTGGAATTTTTGGTGTAGGATTTCAGGCTACAGGTAATGCAGTCACTAAAGTATTTGATGCCATAAGAGGTAAAAAGATTGCAATAGAAGATGCAAAGCTAGAGCAGAAAAAAGAAGGTAAAGTCTCTGATGAGACTATGGAACGTATAGATGCCAAAGGTAAAATTATTGCAGAGAATGCAGAAGAAGCAGAGGAGATACTAGCAAAGGCAAAACCAAGTAAAGATACAATCAAAAAGGGCAAGAAGATTAGTGACAATGTCCAAAAGATAAAAGCAAAGACAGAAGAGGTAAAGCAAAAGAAAGTACAGGCTAATAAAGAGGTTGTTAAATCAGAAAAAAAAATACACAATGAGTTAGTAGAAGAGTTTGAGGATAATCTTGGTATAAACAGAGACTTTATACGAGGAGAGACTGGTTATATAACTATAAGTACAGTCAAGGGTGGCAAGAGAATGTTAGACCCAACGAAACTAGAAGCTGCAAAGAATCTAGCTGTACGTAAGATAGAAGAAGCTGATATAGCAACTAATAAATTACAAACTCAACAAGATCCTAGGATGCCACAGAGTATATACATAGAGAAGGGCATTGAAGATCAGTATGATATGAACGAATTGTTTGACAGAGTACTAAAAGTTGAGAACATTGAAGCTCTGACAGTCGTAGCCAAAGAACTAAGAGATGCAGATCCAGATGGATGGAACAAATTAAAAAGCCAAACATATTTAGATAAGGAAACAGGTGTTAAGAAAAAAAGACAGGTGCAAAGATCTGTTATGGAAAAAATATTTGATTCTGTAGTAAGCAAAAGACTAACATTACGTGATGATCATCCATTATTTGATGCATTAGACAAAGCAGGTATGTCATTTGAAGACTTCACTCTGATGCATCTAGGCTCTGCAAGTCAGGCAGGTAAGATACTAAATAAGTATTCTCAGTTAGCTAGAAAGGTAAAGCCAAAGAGCCTGAAGCAACAAGAAGAACTTGATGAGATGCTCAAGAATCAAAGCAGAACTGCTCAGTGGTTTAGAAGGGTGGAGAATGTTAGACGTGGTCTTCTTGTATCTCAGATAGCAACTGCTGCCAGAAACTTAGAGTCAGGTTTAATACGTGTGCCAGTAGAAGCATTAAATAATATTATTGAAACAGCAACGTCAGACATAGCTAGTGGTCAGTTCTTTACTGGTAAAAATAGATTATTAAAAAGAGCTACTTGGACAGACAGCTTTGCAGGTATGCGATATATCTACTCTGATAGAAAGACTGCTAAAGAATTTACTGATATACTTCTTGGTGATCCTAACAATCCTGATCTTGTAGCCCATCCGAAGTTAGAAGAGTTTTCTAACATGATGTTTCAGACAATCAACGAGATTCAGTTAGCTACTGGTAGAGGGAGTAATACCACCTTTGATAAAATTATGACAAAGGCAGAGGATTTTACACAGTTACTTAACACACCAAACCGTTGGCAGGATTTTATGCTAAGACGTGGTATGTTTATGGGTGAAGCACAGCGTCTGTTTAGAGATAAGTGGGGCATAGATCTTATAGAGCAACTAGAGAATGGTAGATTAGAAGATTTATTAAATGATGCCAGAGATCTGAATCCTACATTTAAGGTGGGAGAAGATGGCAAACAAAAGCTAGGTATAACAGCCGTAGAGATATTTGCAGAAGCTACAGAAAGAGCTATGGATCTTACCTATGCCAACCCACCAGAGTCCCCATTTGGTAAAACATTTGCTAATTTTATAACAAATTACAACTTAACAGTTCTAGTACCCTTCCCAAGGTTCATGGCAAAGAGTATGGAGCTTATGGCTGAGAACTCTGTAGGAGCATTGTTACCTGTGGTTAGAAGAATATCTGGGCATGCAGGATATGGGGCAAAAACTTTTGGAGATAAGCTAACTCAGAGAGAGCATCGCATGATAGCACGTAATACTACAGGCGCTTTAGGCATAATGGCTGCCATGCAGATGTTACAAGAAACTGATCAACAGGGAGAGGATTATAAACTTGTGCCTGTCGGTGATGGTACAGTGCTAGATGTTACACCTTTGTTTCCTCTCAGGCAGTTCTTCTTTTTAGGAAAAATAGCCAATGAATATTTTAGAGCATCAGAGCAAACAGATTGGCTGTCAGGTGGTAAAGAAGCATTCTTTCAGACATTCGATGCAAGAGAGTGGGCTGAGACATTCTTAGGTACGAGCTTTAGAACAGGTGTAGCAGGTAATCTAGTAGATGAAGCTGCATCTTTGTTTAATAACCAAGACTTGACCAACGATGAATGGTTAGCAAAGAATGTAGGTCAGGTATTAGGGGATTACCTATCCACATTTGCTGTGCCTATGAATCAGGTTATAGATCTTCAAAGAGGATTGGGTGCTAGAGGACTTGCGTACAAAGAGACAGGCAAAGATCCTGAGATTGTAAGTGCAGGTGGGGCATTTCTTGAAGCAATAAAGAAGCCATTCAGAAAGTATGACCCAACAGGAATGATTATAGATGAGAGTGCCTTACCTAAAAAAGAAGACCCACTACAGGAAGAAAGAAGACGTGTTGCTCCACTAGCAAAGGTAGCACTAGGTCTTAACATGTATACTGCTGATAGTGAAGAGGGTAAGAAGCTAAAAGAGCTTGGCTTTGATAAGTGGGATGTTAGCAGTAGGTCTAGAATACCAAGTGTAAGAAACTTTGAGAATAAATTAATACGTCAGAATTTACCTGATATTGTAGCACAGGCAGAGGGCTTAGAGGATATATGGGGTGGAATGTACGATGCAAACAAAGAATCCCTCTCCCAGAGAGGTGGGGGAAAACTGCTAGGCATAGTTGACACAGGTATCAGCAGAGAAAAATATATAAAAGATGAGGTAAAGAGTTACATTAATGAAATGTTAAACCTGTTTAGAGATCCTGACAATGCTGCCGTAGCCATAGATGATCCTCAAAAAGTTGCAGAGGTGACAGCTATGACAGGGTACAGAAGGTTGCCTACAGATCTTAGGAACAAGGGGTGGAAAAGATTTATAGAGATAGAAAAAAGATCGCCTTTTGAATTAAGTCCTGAGTATATACAAAGTCAGTATCCTGAATTTGATGAGCTATCAGATGAAATGAAACAAAAGGCGATAAAGGGGCTAAAGCTTAGAGACTTATTAGCAATAGCTGAACTAGGGAAGGCTTCGGCTAACTAATTTTTTTATAGAATCTTTAATATCTTTTAGATTCTTGTCGCACTCTCTTAGTCTGTAGTTCATCTCTGTGAGAACTTCGAACATTGTCTTGGGTTCTCTGCTTCTTTTGTCCATGAAAGCCTTTGCTTCTTTTTCTAAGTCCATCTCGTCCTCTATGTATGTTATCATAATAGGCTGTGTTAAAGCCACGTTCCCACTCTCTATATAACATAGTGTCGGAACTATATGGGTTGCGAATCTTTCCATATATAAAGGCATCGTAGCCTTTCATCCACTGAATCTTTAGTGGGGCATCGTGCTTACCTAGACCACGTTCCTTTCTGGATAAGTGTCTCATGTCAAATCTCCCTCTGTAGCAAACTTACTTCTTTCTGAACACCCTATAAATAAAACAACGGCATCTCCACCCTTCATATCTAGGTGATCCTGTAATGTTTTATTAACGTGAGTGTTGTATGTCTGTAAATATGACACACACTCTTCATTAGTTTTAAATATCTCAGCCTTATACTGAATTACTTCAACAATACCACCAATTAATATCGTTGCATATATTACTACTGCTCCCATGTTATGCTCCTATGTCTACAATCTCACAGTTATCACCTGAACAGGCAAATGTCTGTGAAGATTTTGTGTTATCTTCTTTTTCATAAGTCGTAAACTTATTCCAATCAATATGAGTGAACTTACTGCTAAAATCATTGTATACAGCTTCTGTGCAATCCTGATATGGTGCTTGCTGATAAGTATGATCGGAGTGTGGTAGAAAAGAAACACCTGACATCTCATCAAAATGTTTGAATACAAATGCTCCTACTTCCATCCATTCTTCATCACGCACTGATACAGTAACAGAAGGTTTATGCTCACACCAATGTCGCTGATAGAGAAGCCACATCTCTAGCTGTTCTATAGCTGTCATGTCATTCCTAACTACAGACTTCTTTGGTGACTTCATAGGAAAGCTAAACACAGTTTGCGTATCTGGCTTCATAAAGTCTGGTTCGTTAGGTATCTTACTGTCAATCATGAACTGTGTGAGAGGATCTTTATTATCACCACGCACAGTCCTAACGTAAAAAGAGCTATGACGAGGGTGTATGCCACTGCTTGAGTCAACAAGTTGCGATACTGTTCCACTTGGTTTGACACACGTAATTGCTGTGCTTTGTGGAATACTGAAGATAGCTGACCATTCTTTGTTTGTTTCAACAGCAACTTCTCTGAGTGCTGTGAGGGTTTTTTCAAGCCCATGTTTTCTCCCATTCGTTAATTCATTATCCATAATACCTGTAAGGCTGACACCAAGAAGTCTTTCTTCTTCTGTGTTCTTCTGCCATATCTTTCTAAGGTATGGAAACTTAGTAAGAGTAGACTGTGCCGTGCCAAGTATGGTAGCCAACATAACCTTTCTCTTTAGATCATCAAACTTATCCTTCTCTCTTACTACAACCTCAGTAAGATTGCAGAACTGGTAAGGTCTAAGAATAATCTCACTGCAAGGATTACAACCAAAGTCATGATTTGGATCTCTTCTACCAAACTTACTTGCCTGTTCCTTGGCTGACAGCCTGTTAAATATACCACGTTCTCCTGACTTAGATTCTACAAGAGATGCCCACTCACGTAAGAATGTCTCACCATCAGGCTTGGCTGTATAAACAACAGAGTTATTTGATAGTGCCATCTGTGGTGCAGTCTCCCACCACTTACCTGACTTAGCATGTCTCATGCGTCCATCAGATAGATTAGATAAACTAATCATGGCAGATCTACGTACACCACCAGAGACTACAACTTCCCCAACTTTGCACATTAGATTATGACAGTCGTAGCTAGATAATTTACGTCCTTCATTGTGACGAAATAGTGCTACTGTAAAATTAAATAAATCTATAAGAGGTGCAGGTCCACTAGCTCTACCACCAAACACTTTGAGCCTAGCACCTGCAGGTCTTACCTTAGACATGTCCCATACAGGAACTTCACCCATATACAAGTGTCCTATCAGCTTGCGTAAAGATCTTGCCCATCCTTCTTTACTGTCTTGCACCTGTATACATGTATCAACATGATCTAGCTTCTGTGGTATCTCTGGTAATTGATCTACGTATTGTCTCTCAACAGAAAAGCCTACACCTGTACCACATAATAATATATACATAGCTTCATCAAAAGCTTTTGGGTCATCGACAGGAAGATAACTACAGTTGTACCCTGCTGTGTTATCTCTTTCTAAAGCAACTCCTGCTGTCATCAAAGCTCTCATTGAAGGCATAACTTCTAGCTTAGTTATAGCATCTTTTATCTGTACCAAAGGAAGATGTCCCTTAACTTTCTGTGACATGTACGATACATATCTATCTACAGTTTCTTCCCATGTCTCTCGTCTATTCTCCTCGTCTATCCATCTAGCGTATCTAGATATTGCTATAAATTTTTGATAATCATTCATGTTTATTCTCCATTGTTATTCTTATGTGTTTTACTTTTAGCCCATCAATATCGTAGATAAACTCCTCTAGTGCTTCTTTTATTTCTTGAGTAGGATCACCATCAGCAGGTACAGGATAATCATCCTCATCGACATTAAGAGTGAGATATACTTTAACAACCATCGCTATAGTCAGTCAGTCCTTCAAGAAGATCAACTTGATCTGAGTCTGTTTTCTTCTTGACCTCAATAAGTCTGCTGAGATACCACTGTGCTTTCTCTAAGTCTTGCACACCATCCTTATATCGATATCTCCAGAGATACTTAATAATATTACCCTGCAAATAATATTCGTATCCCTCTCCTGTAGCTGACTGAATAGCTTCTATACATTCTACACCATACTTGTTGTAGTGTGGTGGACTATTAACCATATCTTTATTTTTACAATTGTTTATTTCCCATTTTGCCATATCATGCACTCCCATTTAGTTTCTCTTTCATTGCTTTGAAGTCTACCTTAATTACATTACCTTGTCTACCAGTAATTGCAACTGGTGGCTTTTCTCTTGGCTCTTCCATCTCTGATCTAACTATCTCATATACTTTCTTAGCATGATCTTCATCAGATCTAAGTAGATCAATACTTACGAGTGTCATACGAGCAAAGAACATAATTTCATTAAAGTCTCTATCTGATAAAGGATTGTGAACTGAGTCTATGACTTGTAAGTTAACATCTCCTGTCCAATTGTTTTGGTGATCTAGTATAGGTTTCATTCTTATTATAATATCTTGGTCATCTAATTTAAAATGTAAGTCTTTAAATCCGTTTTGTGTCATTTAAAACTCCTTATAATCTTTTTCCTTGGAAACTCTATGAGTTCAGGAAGTGGTTTCTTTTTACGTTCTTTAAGCCAAGGCTCTGGTATTACTCTATCATAGTACAGGAACTTGTTCTTCTCACACCAATCCCCATAGCTAGTCTTAGAGCCTTTCTTAATCTTTCTTTTACTACTTGTAAACACAAAGCGTATGTCTAATTTAGGGTGCTGTTTCTTAATACATATGTGTTTTCTTCTGTCTTCTACAGTGAAGAGTCCTTTGGTTTCTATTATGATACCATTAGGTAGCACAAAGTCAGGTGTGTAATGTCTGTAAGCCAAGTCTTCCCACTCTATCTTGATGCCCTCGTAAATATATTTTACTTTTAGTTCATCAAGAAACTCTGAGAGCTTTACTTCTAGCCCACTACGATAGCCTAACTTACGTGCTACCTTGTACTGTTTAGAGGTGTATAACACTTACCACTTGTACCAGAGAGTAAGAGGACTCTCTAGTTCTTTCCCATACAGAGCTTTATGCTCCATTAAGAATGCTTCTCTGGCAGCATTATACGATGCATACTTCTTTTCATGGTATGCTTTTTTCATTTCGGCTAACTTCTTTTGAGTCATCTCAATTTGTTCAGCCATCTCCTCTAACGTAGGTTCTTTCTCTGTCATATAAGTTTCTCCTTTCTTATTTCAACATATGAAACAATCTTTGGTTCTTTTGCCTGAGACACCAGAGAAGGTAACTCCTGCAAGTTAGTCCAACAAGAGTGCTTAAATCTACAGAAAGAACATGTAGTTCCTAAGATTTTATTTCCTGTGGGCTTCCCTCTGAATGTTTCTTCTACTGCATCAAAACATCTTTTAAACTTGTTACTCTGTACTACACTTACATTATCAGATAGTTTATCTACTTCTTTTGTCAAGTCTAAACCAGTAGCAGGTACATATTTAAAACTACCATTAGCTTTATTTATAACCCACCAACCACCTGCTTTCTTATTTAAAGCCTGTGCGTACCCTGCCAACTGTCCTACATAACCAAAAGGATCTTCTTTGGCAAGAGTATCAAATGATTCAAACTTATTTCTATATGACCAATCAGATGCTGACTTGATATCATCAACGGCATCATCCATAATTATGTCATATGTTCCTTCTATTTTGGAATCTATAGTTAATTCCATAGACACCTTCTTAGAATCTTCGTAGGCTACACCTGCCTGTCTAAGTAAACCTTTAAATATAGACTCAACAATATCTCCTAACATCATATTCATAACAAAGTTATTAGGAAATGGTAGAGCTTTATCAGGCTCGTGCTTCTCATACCAAAGCTGACAGGTAGGCTTGCCTATATTAGACATCCTAAGTCTGAACTCTTTCCTAGTATTATTAGAGCCAAACTGACGGTGTAAGGCTTCTTTAATGTCATCACAAATCTTATCAATGTTTGCATCAGACAATACCTTCTTACCGTCAGTGGCTTGGTCTAGGAATCGGTGCAGTTTAAGTTCTGCCTTATGATTCATGGCTACTGAACTTTCTCATCATTAGAGATGTCGATGAAAGTTTCCACAACAGCAGGATCAATGTCCTCTTTGGAATGAACGTTCTCATCCCACTGATTCATGATGTACTGGTTGTAGTTAGTAACCCAAGACAGAAGATCACCAAAGAGTTCCTGATCTTTATCAGATGTCTCTACCTTAGAGGTAAGATCTAGCCTTGTGCTAGGCACGTAGTAGCTGTTACCATTCGGTAGTTTTCTCTCTTCAGATGAAGCGTACACAGTGTGATTAACTGGTAGTCTCTTCATCTTAGAAAGCTTTACAAAGACATCACCAACAGTTTTAAATGCTTCACGGTTATCTACTTCCCATATGAAAGGAACATAACCTAGATCAGCATCACTGTTGTAGTCTCCTTCTACTTTAAGAGCCTTATCAAACTTGGCAAGTCCTAGTATAACTCTGACTCGTTTGATCTGTCTGATCAGTTCTTTCTGCTTGTCAGGCAGAGAAGCAAAGTCCTGTATATATCCTGCAGGTTTGCCACAGTTGAAGCCACCATCGTTATCCTTTAAGTCAACGTTAAGATTATCAGACATGACTGTCTTGACATAACGATTGGGTGTACTGTCATTGCCCTTGATAAACCTTTTATACATATAACGTTGCATGAAAGGTCTGATCTCAATGTCAGTTTGAAAGTACTGACCATCATCAGGTACTTCTAATTTAAAAGAACCAGATGGTATGGTTTCAACATTCACTGTTTTACCATTGATCTCTGTTGTACCCATGATAGGTGTGTGACTAAGCTTTAGTCTAGCCAAAGAACTAGCAGACTTCTTAGTGATCTCTGTACCCACAGGCTCTGACATGCCCATAGCTTTAGCCATATCGTCAAAGTTTCCGTTTATTGTTACTACTTCATTCATATATATTCTCCTTATAATTTAAAAAAGTGTTATAGTTATATCACTATACATCTTTAGTGTCAAGCCAGTTGTTACCTATTTTTGCATCTAATTTTAAAGGTACATTAAAGTCTATATTCCAACGTGTATCAATGATATTCTTCATTGAACTGTTAATACTATTTACTATGTTTAGAACATCATCCACTTCGTCAGGATGAACATCTATTACTATCGAATCATGCACAGTGTTTACTATGCAACTGTTCATACTCATGAGCATGTTATCAAAAGTCATAAGAATCAGTGGCACTATATCTGCTGTAGCAAATGCTTGCACAGGGTAGTTCTTTATCTGTGTAAAGTATGTAACCGTGCCATTACCTTTGCGTACTACATCAGGAAAAGAGAAGGAACGTCCTGAGGGAATACCAATGCGTCCTGTATTGATAGCTTCCTTGCCTAGCTCTTTGTGCCATGCCGACACACCTTTGTACTTATCACCAAACTGCTCGTAGTACATAGCTTCTGCTTCAGATCTGCCAAACCCTGTAGCTCCATACAGAGGAGCAAAGGTATGTGCTTTAGCTTCTTGTCTGGATGTAGGCTGTCCTGCATCCGTGATGACCTGTGCAGTATAACTATGCACATCAAAGCCTTCAGCTATCTCTTGCATTGCAACTTTGTCCTGTGACAAATATGCTGCAGTTCGAAACTCTAGCTGTGCAAAGTCAGCTTCAAGTATCTTACCACCTTCCCAACGTGACACAAAGATCTTCTTCACAGGGAATGTACCACCTCTAGGCATGTTCTGCATGTTAGGATCTGCACCACTGAACCGTCCTGTAGATGTACGATGCTGTAATAATCTAACATGTAGCTTACCATCAGGCTTAGTGTATGTAGATATTCCCTCTACAAAGCTAGAGAGATATGTATCCAAGGCAGACAGTCTACGAACATTCTTGAGAAACAACTCTGCCTTTGTATTACCTGTACGCTTGGCATAGTGTTCAAGTATCTCAAGGTTTAGTTTGTTTGTGCTAAACCCATTGGCACTCACCCACTTAGCAGAAGGTGCAGTAAATCTAAGACCTGCTATCTGCTGTCGTGGTGTGTATACCCAACCAGATTCTTCACACCTGACACACTTGTTTGGTTTCTTAAATGGTGTACCATCCTTCTTAACCTTTGTAATCTTGCCACGTCCTCTGCATACAGGGCAGGTACTAGCTGTAACCTTGTACACAATGTCTGTATGATCATTGACAGCATCTGTGAATGCATCCTTTCTCATGTAAGGCTCAAAGTAATTAGCCCACATTGACTTGTCCTTTGGCTTACGACTATAGATTACCCATGATAACTGCTCTGGACTATTTAAATTAATAGGTCTGTCACCCATAAGATCACGAACCTGTTGACTAAGATCATTCAAGATACCCAACTTTTCTTTCTCAAACTCCTTACGCACTTCATGTAACTTATCCAAGTCTACATTAAACCCACGTTGATATATCTTACATAAGCAGACAGCAACCATGTTGGTGTGTGTAACAGTATCCATAAGATCTGCGTCACCATTACTGAGCCTGTGATGTATCTTATCAGCCAGATCATATGTAGCACGTAAGTCATGCACTAAATACTCTGATAACTCAGCATGTGGTATCTCAGCTACAGATACACCTCTCTTAAAATAATCTTTCATAGTGTCCTGTTTTTTGTTGGATAACATGTAACGTTCAGCACACTGCTCTAATGACAGAGGTTGTTTCTGCCCACGCTGTAGCACATACTCACCAAGCATAGTATCAAACACAATGCCATCATACTTAAATCCAGATTCCCACAACCATATAAGATCATGTGACACATTGTGACACACAAGCACAGTGGTATTATCTAGTGCCTGTTGTACCATAGCATGTCCATTTTCTGTGGGTAGTTCTTGAGCATGATCAAACGTGACTACTCTCTCCCAATTATCTGTCTTCATACCTACCATAACAAGGCTGTTACTCTCCTCAAAAGGATCTAAGTGTAGCTTGTCATTACGTTTTGTTACAGTATTCTCTACGTCTAGTATTAATCTCATTTGTCTTCCTTTAGTTGAACCAGTTCAGCTTCCTGATAGGGTATGTGAAAGAAGTACTCATATCTTCTTGCGTTAGATAGGTATATCTCTTGCACAGTCTCAGGTGTAAACTGATAATCTTTTATTCTCCATGCATACTCCATGTCACCTCTTATAACATAAAAATTAAAGAATGCATCTGTTTGTTTCATTTCTTTAAACTTATTTAACAATTTAAATTTACGATAGGGAATCCTAATCTCTTTCCAAGATGGTAGCCAATCCCCAAACCATTGTCTCTTCATCTCAACCTCTGAATAGTATGTGTTACCATTCTTCTCACTCTTAATATCAAAAGAATAATCTTCTTCAGTAGATAAGATAGTGTGTCCGTTATTAATTAAGTAACCTGACACTGCATCTTTAGCTACACCATCATTCTTGGCATACGAATAGGGTCTAAATTTCCTAGTGTATGCACCTTTAATAGGCTTAAATGTATTCATGCTGTGTACCTCGCTGTCTTGTAGTCTAGTTCACAGACAATCTTGCCATGCCAACCAGATAGTTTGTTCTTTACAACGTTTATATGTCTCTGAGGAGATTGTTCCTCTTCACCTTCAACGTCAGGGTTCTTGGCAAGTAATAGCATAAGGTCAGCTTCGGCTGCCTTACCTGTTCTACTACCTTCCATCATGGCTTGGTTAAGTATAACCTTACCTTCTGCTTCAGCAGATAGCTGTGACATATAGAATATAGCACAACCATATTGCTTGGCAATCATTCTTGCATGGACTGCATTTGCTTTGAGTGCTTCATCTTGTCTGGCAAATCCTGCAGTCTTAGCAAACTTGTCACCCATGTCTAACACAACGACATCAGGTTTAAAAGATTTAGCAATGCTCTCAACCCAAGACATATCACGTCCTGTAGAGTCATACAATTTTATATTCTCTTTGACTGCGCCATACTTCTCATGGGCAAGCTTGGGATTATCTTTGATCTCGTATTGATTCATATTAGAACTGGCAGTCAGGTATCGCATACCCACTCTATGCACTGACTCTTCGTTACATAGAACAACACACTTAGCACCTTGTCTGGCAAAGCCCTGCTCTCCTGCAATCATAGATGCATGGAAAGAAGTCTTACCTGTATTAGGTCTAGCTCCTACCTCTATCAGATGTCCTTCATTTACACCCTCTATCTTACGAGTCAAGCTAGGTATATTAAATGCCCAACGTGCTTCCATATCATTCCTTGCAAGAAGGTTCTCAATAGATATGTCAGCCCACTCTATATTCATAGAAGGTATGAAGTCATCTCCATACTGCTCTAGCAGATTACGGAGTGGCTCAAGGCTAGTCTGTGAACCATTTACATAATCAAACCCAAGGTTTGCTATCTCTTCACCAACTACCTGTTGGAATAACTTGGATAACACCTCTTGTGCTATGTCATTACCAAGAGGGGATTCCTTCTTGATACGTGAGAACAGATCACCATATGCACTCTTCTGTGCCGTTGTAAGAGTAGGGTTGTTTGACATAAACAATACCTCTACCTCGTCTGGTGTTACTGTCCTGTTGTATGTCTTCATGGCATAATCAACAGAGTTTTTTATCTTTCGCATGTCCTTGCTAAATAATTTATCAGGGCAACGAATACCTCTATGATCATCGTAGAAGTCTTTAGTCATTAGACTACGTATTAGTGCTTGTTCCATTTAATTCATCTCCTATTGCTGTTAGTTTTTCAATGTCGTTAGGGTGTTGGTATTTAAGATCGTCTTTTAATCTGATCACTCGTACTGTATCCACTACACTTGATAAGTCTTTACACATCTGCAATCCTTTTGGTAGGGCATCAGGATCTAGGGCAACTACTATTGTAGAGAACTGTGACAAGTACCTCTTGTGTATGTCTGATAGTGACGTGCCTAACACAGCAACCCCAACATACACGTCACTACCTACAACTACGGCACTGACACAATCCTCTACAACTACAGCGATCTTACCATGTCCACGAACATAAGGCAAGCCACTATTCCCATATCTTTTCCACTTAGGTAATTTATTTTTTAAACTCCTACCTATTGCATCCACTATAATGCCCTCATGCTGTATGGGAAACACAGCACGATTATCCTTTACGTCATGCCACATCTCAAATGTATCTGCATTTAAGTTGTACCTACTGGCAAACCTACCAAGCTCACTGTTGTTTCTGTTTGGTACAATAAACTCTGGCATAACAAACTGCTCTGCTTTCTTTTCCTCTTTGTGTATTGTTCTCTTGATATCGTCAATTGAAAGATGCACAGGCTTCGACCCACTGATACTGCACGATACCTTATAACAATTCCACAACAGTCTGCCCATGTTGTTTGATATAGTAAAGGTCTTGTACCCACCACACTCAGGACAATTCATTCTCTTTGTTTCATTATTTAATATATCTATATCACTTATAATGTTATATATATTATGCATTGTATTTACTCCTTGTGTTGAGAGCATTCTTAGCACTCTCGTAAGTATGTTTCATGTACGGCTTGACAGATTGTACATTTGTGTGACCTGTCACTGACATAAGTTGCCCCATTGGGACTCCACTGTCAATCATTTCTGTAACTCCTGTCCTTCTGAGATCCATAAGTCTGAGTTCATCAGGCAGGTTTAAACGCTTCATGACACGCTTTGCAATCTTTGATACACTCTCCAACCCATAGGGCTTGTACTCGCCCTGTATGGGGCTTACATTGGGAGCTACGTACTGTTGAAAGCCAAAGTCACCCTGTTGTTCGTACAACATATCATACAGGCTATCACTGATAGGCAGAAACACCTTTGATCTACGCTTGGACTGCTCTAGTGTGAGCATACCTTTGTCCATATCAAGGTCATTCCAAGTGAGCAGTCTCATGTCACCTACTCTCTGACACCATTCGTATGCCATCTGCACTATCAAGCCAATGCTTCTGTACTCGTAGTTGGCATAAGCATAGTCAAGAAATTGACGCACATGTTCCTTTGCCCACACTACACGTCTAGGTTTGGTAGACTTACGTCTTATGTTAGAGAAAGGATTGTGATTTCCATACTCCATCTCAGTCGCATAGTTGTAGATTCGTGATGCAATACTGCACACATGGTTTGCAAGTGACACACCACGTCTGACCCAGAGTTCATAAGTCCTCTTAGCCAACCTACTAGATATAGTATGCCACTTTTTATCACCTAAACTGTGACAAAGTATCTTAATAAAGTAGATATAATCAGCTTTAGTTGAGTCACGTAATGCATTGAAATCATTAGACAAAAGATATATGTCACATAATTCTGACAGTGTAGTAGATCGTGTAACTACAGACTCTGTCAACATTTCTTGACGATAGTCATCTATCAATTTGTTTAATTCATCTGCAACTTTTTTTGCTTCATTAAAATCTTTACCAAGTTCCTTGCGAGATACAATGCCACTGTCAATTAATTGACGAGGGGGACTGAACCTGAATGTCCGATCCCCCTTGGGTGTGTACCTCTTGTACATGTAGCGAGGTAGATTCATTAAGCAGCAACCAGTTCTTTGAACTGCTTGGACGATACCCACTTGGTAACTTCCTGCTCACGTCCCCACATGCTGATTGAGTTGGTGTCGTTGCCTGTGTCACGTAGCTTGAAACCATTTCTTTCATCTGCATATGATGCATAGTTAGTGAACGCTGAGTACAAAGCAAAAGCATTACGTCCCCTCTTGCCTATCTCTTGTCCATATAATGATAGCATCTTCTCACTTTTCTTCTCAGATCCCATGAGAGAGTTTAGCATTGTTTGAACACTCTGATCATCAAGAGGTGTGTCAGCCCAAGTCTGTAGCTGTTCAGCCTGTGAATAGAAGTCACTGTTAGCATTCTCTAGCTCCCTGATAAAGGTAGACATACTAAAGTTAGTAGTGTTCTTCCTTCGCACCTTATCATGCTCACCTCTGATCATGCCGTTTGTGCAGAAGTAATCTATAGCACCAAAGAATACTTGGTTAGAACACAGACCATCCACACCATGCAGAGCTATCACTCGTTGTGATATTTCTGTCTGTTGCTTGTCAGTTGTGATCAGTGCCTTAGTGCTAGGCATAGTAGCATCAAGCATAGCAAATGCACCATTACGTGCAGTGTTCCATCTAACTTGCACATCTTTCATTGCATCATCTCCTAGCTGTTCAGCCATAGTTCTGCACACCTTATCATAGAACTCTCTATGTGTAACAGAGTTAAACTTACTACCAACAATACCTAACACTTCATCAGTGTTATTGTTGATAACATATTTCTTACCTTGCATACGAGTCTTCTCAGTACGTGTAGTGAAGTCCAAGTCAATTGGTAGTTCTATTATGTTGTTTGTAAAATCTAAAGCCATGTTAGTTCTCCTTATGTTATGTGTTATGTATTAAAGATATACTATATAAATAATTAATCAAATACTATTTTTCCCAACGATAAAATATATGTCGGTCAATTCTGGTTGTGCGTGTCTTGGTCTTCGCCCATGCAGGTCTTACGTAGGTAGCATGGTAATGTGTAGCACCTTCTGTCACATCAAGCACGATTGTGCCTGACAGAACAATGGATGCATACTCTTGTGCATACCACCACTCTTTGCTGTTATACAAAGGCTCATCCCTCTGCCCATCACAATACCAACTGAACTGGCATTTGTGTAGCACAGGTTTGTCTGTGCCTTTGTATGTAACAGCTTGTGTGACTACATCACACACATTATTAGGAAACCTAGTGTCCTCTACCCTGTTCATGACAACTTGCCCCACGGCAATCTGCCCAAGCATGGATTGATTCTTTGCTTCGTGATATATGTTGAGTGCCATGCACATAAATGCTGTTTCTAAGATAGCCATTTGCCTACCTCATATGTTGTCACTGCCAAGAAAAAGTTAATCCAAATTATTAGCAGTGTAATTCTAAGATTCTCACTCATTTACTATCCTCACTATATCAAAGTGGGCATACACTAGCATCCCACCAATTATTGCTATGCAAACAACAGCCACCAACAGATCCGTCAGTATCTCTCGTCTGCTCTTCTTCTTCTTGCTATACTTGTTCATGCAACCATCCACTCAGGCATAGATCTGCCCTTGCTATATCGTGCAAACTTGAGCTTGTCTGCCTTGTAGAACTCACGATATGCTTTGATAGGATACTGCTCGTCAGTCTTGAGATGATCAAGACCACTGAAGCATTGTGGGTGTGGTGTTCTAAAGTTAGTTGTATTAGGCACATAGTTTGTACCATAATATAAAGAAGCCCAATGCTTACTTGCACCATGCTTCTTGCCATACCTAGATGTATATTCATTTAGCATGGCATCATACAACCTAAAAGCAAAGGCATAGTTTAGTTGACACTCCATAGCCCACAATGTGCAAGGATGCTTCTGGTGAACAGGCTTGTACAAGTCCTTCTCCTCTGCATATTCAGGTGCATGATGCCATAGTGCAGTGCATAGCATCTGTGCTTCTTCTAGTGGCATCTTCACTACATGCTGATCACACAGTGACTTTGCAATATCAATTGCATTTTCTTCAATAATAAATCTATTCATCCTATAACTCCTTGTACTATCATGTTAAGTGCTAATGTTCCTATTACTGCGAACATCATTAATAAAAATAATAAGTGTCCTTCATTCATGACAAAAGTTCCTCCAAAATTTACAGTTGTTATCTCCCTTGCATACTCGTTCATGCTTGGATGTCTCCCAACATTCGGACTGCCAAGGTGAGAAATACTTAGTAGTAAATCTGTCCACCCAATCCTGTCCGTCTACTGCCCACAGTCCTAGTATGGGCAGAGGTATCAACAGCAAGAACACTACAAAGAATGCCATGCCAAAGCCTTTATTGTGATATGCTTTCATCTTTGAACTCCTCTTCAAGCTTCTCTTTTAGTTTCTCTTTCAGATCGTCAGCTTTCTTTTTGTCCTCTTTATTATTAAAGTCTCCAAAATCTATGATGACATGCTCATCAAACCAATCTTTATATTGACTCATATTATATTCCTTTCCTTATATTAAGACCCTTTGGGTCATATTGATCTGCTATCTCTTCTGGTAGATGCCTACTGGCTGTAGGGTCATTGAAGAAATCGTTTAGGTACAGCAAGAATATCAGAAACAACATAGTGTATCCAAAGTATTTTAGAAACTTATGGAATATTATGTAGGCTTCCTGTGCTTGCTTTAGTGCTTCTTCTTTTACTTTATCATTCATAGCATCTCCTATCCTGTTTGTAATAATTTACCACAGACACCACACTCATAGCCATGATATCTGTGACCATCTTCGTAAAACTCATAGTGAACTATGTTTTCATCGCAGTCATGTTTATATATAAAATACTTCTGTCCTTCTCTGACAATACCAGAGTACTCGTCTTCTGTTTGCTTATCCATACTGCACCACCTGTCCTGTGTTCCACTTGTCTGCTTCTTTCTGTGCGTCCTCTTGGGTATCAAATACCTTTACAGGACTCTTGTCATCC